GTCAAGCTGAATTGATGCTGACAGCCGATGTAATTGGTGCGCTCGTCAAAACGCTGCATTACGCCTCCTTCTCCAAGGACGGTAGCCTGGCCAAGCGCCGACGGCACTACCGCGCGCTCGTTGACCGGGATATACCCTACCGCATCGTCTTGCCAGTAAAACAGCTTGCCTTGCTTGCCGCGAATAGCGTTGATCTGCCCGCGCGTGCCCAAAACGTCCCGAAAGTTTTTTTGCCGGAAGACGGTAAAGCTGTTGCTGGTTTCGCCCGGCACCTTCTGTAGGCTGTACAAACCGCGATACCGGAAATCTTTGATAGGCTGGTAATTTGCCGGCAGTGCATCGTACGGCGCGGTGAGGTAGGTGTTGCTGTAAGAGCCCCAATAGATGAACTGCTCCGGGTTAGACATCCGGATTCCGTTGTTGAAGTTGTGAGCAGCGTTTGCCCGGCCAAAGGTCCTTCCTTCCCGTAAGTGATAATTCGCGTAGGCTTCTACCGGGTAAATGACTCCGATCGAATAGGTGCTACCATCGTCGTGAATCATCCGCTCAAAGCCGTAAAAACCAATGTGCGCGTCGCCACCAAATATCTGAACGCCATTGCAGATTCCGCTATTGGCAATCAGCATGGTGATAAAATCATTGTCAAAAGCCTGGTAATGAGGGGTAAGGATAGCTTGGTTGCTGGCTTTCGCGGCAGCACTATCCCCGCCGTAGAAAACCTGTTTGTCTATAACCAGGTTGATTACCGGTTTGGTCATCGACCAGGGATCCAGCGGCACTTTGTTTTGGTTGTCCAAAGACAGGACCGTGCACCTGGCGCCATAACTGTCGTTCCGACCGGGATCACTAAAGCCGGCAGCATGTCCAACGTTTTCGAAGACTGTCCCCAAAAAGCCGGTAGAAGATCCGTATTCCACTTCTTCCAGGCTGTTGCCCCGATCGACCCGGCTACGATGCCCGAATCCTACCGTGCCTGCCGGCACGGTGTCGTACTGACTATACTTGTACAGGTAGTCCTTCCCGCGACCGGTACATTGGTACCATCCGTTTCCAGTAGAATTGCTGATGCCTGGGAACACATACGCCGCGGTTTCCGCAAAATCAACCCGGGAAAGATCCGGCCGGCCGTCAAAGCGAAGCTGATGGTCGGGCGAGTAAAACGCATAAATGAACGGTTTTCTGTTGCCTACCGTATAGTCGTTGTCATCGCCAGCCTTTTCAGTTCCGATCGGAAAAACGTTTCTGGGGGAACCGGTTTGGCTTTCGGTACACAAGTACATGATGCCCTGAGCAACGATTTTTCCGTCTTTCGGGCACCGGGCAATGCCAAATCCGCTGAAATAACGCGGGAGATCCGCCAGGGTGATATTAAGCTCTGTACAAAGCGCATTAAAATTAATACCGTTGAACTCGGTTCCAATGTGTCGTGCAGTCCAGCGCGCACGCCCATTGTTCCAATCTGAAGGACCGCTGGCGTATTGTTTGATCAGCCCCATGTCAAAACCGATCGGCTGACCGGTCTCTGGGTCGATGTCGCTGGCGCGGCGATGCTGTGCCGGCACCGTCTTGTCTTTCAACCAGCGCATGTAGCCGATGTTGCCGGCGGTATCGGTTAGGTAAAGGAAGTACCGGTATTTTTCATCTCTCCACAAACTACTGACATGATGGCTGGCCGTCATCCCCTTGCCATCATAAAAGTCGTTATTTAGCTCAATTTCTTCATATACAGGACTGCCAAGATTGTCATACTTCTTGATGCGGATTACCGGTTTTACATAGCCACCAGAAGAAGAAATATATTGTTCTCCCTGGGCATTGACTTGGATCGGAATTCCTTTGAATCGATCGCCGTCGTTGTAAACGGTTCCGCAGTAGGTAATAGGTCCGCCGATCACCTTGTACCATTGACCAGGCCAGATCCGGTCGAATGTAGTGCCCGACGTTCCAGGAACGCCAGCCGTTGCCCAAGCCCCATACGTAGGACCGCCAGGCACCGTGACAGGACTCATTACATCAGTAAGGCACTCATATTCAATGTTTTTTGCAGTAACGCCAACAGACGGATCCCATTTTACATCCTGCCCTTTGGAAATGTTTGCCGGGATCAGCAAGTTGTTGATGATCGTGAAACTCTTCACGCGCTTCAACAACACGTTGATTTCCCGGATATCTTCCTCGACCAGCTGTGCCAGCAGTTCTGATCCGGTATAATCGAAGGTCATCGAGCTGTCGGTGATTGGGCTGTCAAAAATTACTACCGGCTGCTCGTACACGCGGTAATCAGTGCCCTGCACCGATGCAATTCGGATCCGGGTGTACGCGGTATCAATGCCATCCACGCGAAGCCGTACACCCTGGCTGGATGCTGTTTGGAAGTCGTGTCCTTGGTGTTGCTGGTAAGCCTGGAACGTAAACCCTACAGGATCTGGGCCAGCAAAGCGGACCGGAAATGTAACCGGCGCCCAGGAAGATGCAGCGCCTCGATCGTCGATCAGCTGGTAGGTAAACACGCGCGTTCCACATGGAACATTTCCAGGGATCGGGCCGACGACGGTCATTTTTCCGGCTTTCTTTTCCGGAGTCCAATCCATCATCTGCAGCGGCGGCGGCTGAATTACCGTTGCTGCCGGCAAGGCGGTGTATGTCGTAGTAGCGTTCGCCACAAAGGCAGAAAGCCCGCTGGATGCGTTCGGACCATAAGCAACGCCGTTGTAGAGGATTTCTCCTGAAATGACGGCATATTCTGTTCCCGGCACCAGAGATCCACTTGGGACTGCTGTGTAAAACCGGGCATCGACGAAATTCAACGTTTTGGGAGTAGTCACCCGATCGGTCCAAATAAGCCGAACCATATCATCATTTTCGATGAAAAGGTCAGATTCAATGGTACGATCGATAAAAAAAGGTAGATTTTGATGATTAAAAATGGAGCTATACAAGGCCGTTCGAAGAGCGCGGTCGAACGTAAGCCGACCTATTTCGCCTCCGATACGGCCCACTTTTGCCGAAAAAATGACGATGTAGTCGCCCCTAGAACAGCCTCCTACCGGACGGTAGTTTGGCGTAAGAGAAAACGAGTATTCGTTACCGCGATGGCTGTTCAGGGCATAGATGTTCCGATCCGGATCTACCAGAGAAAAGCAACTGGAATTGTAGAAAGTACCCGGCGGCTGAAGCCAGGTATCCTGCGTCATTCCCTTGTCAAAAGACAATTCGGTTTGCATAGTAATACGGGTCTTGGTAAATCCATGTCGCGTAGGCTAATCCGGATGTAGGATCGTTCGCCATTGCTTTGATTGCGTTTTCCTGGTCAGGCGTTGGTTCTCCATCGGTTGCTCTCGCATTGGCGCAAAGCCGCGACCATTCGATTTGAGCAGATTGTATCTCTCCCTGATAGTAAAGCTTTCCAGACGGATCGGTACGGCTTCGCTTCATCCACATCCATCGTATGAACTCGGCAATGGCATAGATGTGATGCTCTACCACTTTGATGAACCCATCTTCTTCTTGCTGTGCCAAAACCTTGACGGTGATCTTTCCTGCTTTATACGTCCCCCCAACGAAATGAATCCGGCCATCTGTCAGACGCCATTGTAGTGCCGGCGTACAGCTTACCGTTCCTCCATCAAGAACAAAAAAGCCGTACTGCGCGTTGGGCCCCACTGCTTGTGCGGAATAATTGGTGAAAGCGTTTCGAAACAGCAGGCGACAGTCGCAACCATGATCACCGGCGATTACTCCCAGAACAGCCACGGCTGAGCAAGGCAAAGGCTCGGAATAGCAATCTTGCACGTCAAGCACAAGGATTTTCTCATCGTACTGAGTATAACTGCCAATCCTGCGCTCTGCTTCAGTAGCCCATAACGTAAACAAAGGATACAGCTTGTTAAGCTGACCTTCCAAGCCCATATTTTCTGCAGCTACAGTAACAGCCTGGCGAATCGATACGTGTTTAAGATGCTTCATGAATCAAGATGTATTCTTTGTCGGTTGTATCCAAAACGTGCTTCAGCCGGTTTCTTGCGGATTGCGGCGCACGCAACTTCATCTCCTTGTTTTGGATATGAGGGCAGTTCATTGCGATCTCGTAGTAAAAACCTGATCGTTTATTCTCCATGAATTGATTGTCCTTCTTGTGCACCTTGTTGTTGAACCATCGGGTAGGACGCGTCTGTACCTTCTTGACAATACGAATTGTCATCGTATCGGGAATGCTCCACTCATATCCTTCAAAGACAGTATCCCACATGATCCTGAAGTACATATTCAGGATGTTCAGCGTTCGCTTTACATTTTTGGTCCACTTGTAGGCGGACGAAGCTTTGAAGGCAAGCTGAATCAATTCTTTGGATTGAATCGGCTTAATCAAAGACTTGCCAGCTACAGTTTCTTGAATCTTTCTCATGACTGCAGCGTTTGGACAAGTGACAGTTGATCAGCGTTATCGTTCCGGATATCGGCGATTTTCTTTGCTTCAATCTCGAGCTCACGAGTCAAGATGTTATCCACGATTGCGCGGGCAACCATGAAAGAAACAGGGTACGGATCCGTTTCTCTTAAAGGACGACGCTTGTCTTTGAAATAGACATTTCCTGCACCGGTGTATGTCGGTTCGTTGTATGCGCCAGTAAATGTTGTCCCGGGAGCCAAAGTCACTCCATTGTATCGAATGGTGCCATCCGTTACGACATATTCCAAGTCAGGCTCGATTGCATTTTGGATGGTGTTGTCGAAAAAGTCTCCCTGCATGGGATTGTCTAAAATCAAACGGAAGGATGCTTGTTGCGGAGCAGGATGAAGATAAAACGCATCTCCGATTCGGAAATAGGTTTCGAACCGAGCTTGTAAACTTTTCGAATCAAGCTCCATGAAAAAAGAGATGTCCCGGCGGTAGTAGCTTTTTTGGTGGCTTATCGAAGCAACGCGGTATTCGCCGGCGTAATTCATCAAAGGCATTACCCTGGGTAGTACTACTTTGCCAAAAGTCCAACCGACACAACCAATGCTTACCTCTTCGGCACTATCCAAAGGTGTCACCTTTTTATTTCCCAGATCTTGAATCCAGATCGGGTCAATAATCTTGCTCTGATTGTAGACCTCGTTGATCACAATAGCTCGATGCTTGTGGATCATGAAATCCAAATGGTCATTCCAAAAGCGACGGTCTTTGCTGACTTTTGAATGTGATGCTATCAGCAAAATGTCGGACCGAATGTCTTTCAAGGAAATGGCTATCATGAGAAAGAGGGTTTCGGTAAAAATAAAAAAAAGGTGGCCAAAATGACCACCTTTTTCATGAATACGGCAAACAGCTTACAGGGCTGCAATGGCCGCATTGAAAGCTGTCGGAGCCGTCGGCGAGCCTACAGTACCGCCACCTTTCGCCCAGACCACATAAGTCATCTTTTTCGTTACCGTGTGGCCTTGGCTGGCGCTGGGGACGACCGGCGTTTCGATGTACAGCTTGTATTTGTAGTACCATCCGGTCGAATCCGGAGAATTGTTGACCGCCATGTCGTGTGCACCGGAAGCCAGGTTCCCGCTGGTACGCTCCAATACCGGAACGCGGCCCAAAAGCCAGGCACCCTGACCTCGGGAGTAGACAGCTGCAGTGGTGATTACCACGTCTCCTTGAACAAAGCCCGTTTCTGCGCGGACAACCGTAGCACCGCTCTTCACTTCTTTGGGGTCGAAGTAGCCACCGGTATCAACCAAACGAAGACCTACGCCCAGCGTGATCCCAGACATGGCAAACGGACCAGTTAAGCTTTCATCGTCAAGAGCTTCCGTTCCGGTAAAGATCTTGTACGGATCGAGAGTCGTCAGTGCAACGGTACAAGTACCGCTGGAAGAAGAAACAACGATGCCTTTTGCGCCAGTCGTGGCACCAGTTAAAACTTCACCGACAACGAAGGTTCCAGCAGCGTGCGTCAGCGTGACCAGCGGGTACGCGTTGACGAGCTTCGGAAGGCTGCGGTTGATGTCTTTGGCCAGCTTGACATACAAGTTATGTTTGTCGGTGGCTGCAGTACCGGTGAGTACTGCTGGAGCCGTATAACCGAACGGCTTCAGTACGCCCATGTGCTCAAATTCCCGGTTGGAAAAAGAGCCGATTTTAAGCCGGTACTTGCCGTTGGCGGCTACGGTAGCCGACAGCGTAACCGTCACGATTTGTTTGGTTTCAGCTACCGGATCTTCACGATCGTAGCCTTTGTAATGGGCATCCGGAAACGCGGGAAGACCGTTGATCCAGTTCATGCCGTTAGCCTGTGCGACGTCTCCTGCTACGGGAGCGTTAAGCAGAGAGAAGGCCACCTCTCCACCGAAATCAGTACGTTTCATCAATACTTGGTTTTTAGGTTAGACAAAACCCTCATCATCGAGGGATAAGCAAATGTAGCGTTTTCGTGTAATTCGTCAAGCCTGGCGATTTTCTTGCTCCATGTTCTGAGATTTGTTGTAGTCCTCGTAACTGCCGCTGATAATACGAGCAGCAATTTTGCAGATCTCTTCGTGCGTGGTTTGCGGTAAGTTGCAGTTATTCAGCAAATTAACCGTCCCCCCAACGAAACCCGTTGCCGAGGCGACAAAAGTCTGCCCTTGGGCATAAGTGTTGCCGGCATGGATAATCGGCCCAGAAACTACGTAATATGTGTTTCCAGGAACGAGTGCGCCAGGGCTTGCCGAGATAACCGTCTCGTCCCATCGCACTTTTGCCGGGTACTTGATGTAAGTCATTTGGCCAGATCCGGAAAAGGATGCTGGCGACCCTACGTCAAAGATGAACCCGGTATTTGTCCTGCGATGGATCGGCTGTGTAGGTTTCGGCTTGGTAAAACTATTCGCTGTCAAGTCGTTTTCTACATAAGACTTCAGGACTGAAAGTACACGACCGGCAGACGTGTTGATATAGGTCACTACATGATACAGGAAATCTGGAGGGGATGGAGTCAGATTGCCGACGATCGTAATTGGGTAATCTGTTTCTACCAACGTAAACAGTTCTTCTCGAACGCGCTCGACAATCTCAAAAGAGTACCCGCGAGGATCTCGTTTGATGTTGTCGTAACGGTCCTTGACAAACTGATCGATGGCAGTATTGATAGCCATATCACGGATCGTCTTGGTGTATCGCGGTGAACGCGACCTGTCCAGGTACGCGTCAATCCGGTCGTGCATTTCAGCGAGATTCATGGGATTGCTTGTTAAAAGTCATTCCCTGACATCACATCTTCGTCGTCTTTGTTTAACGGCCCCATCGAAACGAATGGACCAGATGTGTCTTCGGGAAACTGCTCTTTTGCTTTTGCTGCCGGTGCTGTTTTTTGGTTAAGTACGCCACGGCTTGCCGTATCCATCTGCTGATACAAATCGCTTTCAGCTTTCATCTTTTCCACAGCCTCCTGTTCACTGCTTCCAAGATAGATCCGATCGTTGAAAATAAATCCGCGCGTAGGCTCGTTTTTCACTTTACCGGCAGCAAGGCAACGATGGAGAACGGCCATGGCTGCAAAGTAATCCTTGTCGTTCAGGAATTTAGCCAGACGTTCAGGGTTTGTGTACGCGATCTTGGTCAATTCGCCTCGGATAACGTCAGGCGGGTTGAACTCGGCGCTGAGATTGAATGGCCGGCCCAAGTCCTTGACTTGATCATCGGACATTTCAAGAATTCTGTTGATAAACGTGCTCAGCTGCTTACCGCGAGCCAGGCTGGTTCTTGCTTCTTCGTAACGGTCAATCACGCGCCATGCCGCATTCCTTTCGTTCGGAGATCCTTTGACGTTGGGGTGATGACGTACAATGTGCCACTCTTGGGCGTCTTGAGGATTGTTCAGGTTGTATTCTCGGACATCGGTAATGCTGATGCGCCGGAATTTATAGCTGCCATCCCCGTTGACCTTGACTACATCTCCAAACCACATGCTTTCTCCGGTCTTGTAGTGCTTTCCGGTAAAGCCGGTGAATGTGAATTGAAGAGTACGATTGCTTTTGTTGTTGATCGGCACCAAAGTCACGATGCCGGTATTCTGAATGGTGGGGTCTTTTTTTAGATCGACCACCGGTGTTTTGTCAACCACCTGGGGTTGAAACATTGCAGGATAAGTCATGGTTTGTCGTTTTTTATTTTGTTGTGCGCCAGGGCATTAAAAGAAGAAGTGGGGGCTTTCGCCCCCATCTTCCACTGCTTACGAAACTTTCGATATTCCGCACGCCATCGTGTTGTAAATCACGATCATGTCTTCTTTCAGCATTTCGTAGCTGACTGCATCGACACTGTGCAGCGGCTTTTCGGTGCCACCGGTGAGACCATTCAGGTAGGCTTCAACCATGGAGCGGTTGATACCGTATGCGCCTTTGCTGATGATCTCGATGTTCGGACGGTCCAGCTGACCAGGGTACAGGAACATCCACATGTGTCCACGGGTGGACTTGTTGTAGTTGTTCACTTCGAACCACTTGTACGGATCGTCCCAGCCCACGTTCTTCACGAAGATGAGCTTGTTGCCGGCGATGTTGAAGGTGTTGAAGTTTGCGCCGACTTCAATGTCTGGGCCACCTTCCTGACCATTGGGAGAGCTCGTCATACGACCGCCCATGTAGTTCACATGGTAGTCGCGCAGAAGCTCCTGAGCGTGGTAGAAACCGTCGGTACCGGTAACAACGTACCAGGTAGCACCGTTGGTTTGGTTTGTACGCTTTTCCAGCTGCTTCATCATGTCGCGCACGTCGTCGATGGTCTGCAGGCCTTCGGGACCGGAGCCAAACGCGTCGTTACCGCCTTCAATTTGAGGAAGCACACCGTCACCACGAACAATTTCGTATCCGGTTTCCGGATCGATTTCGCCACTCGAGGAACGAAGCGAACCATCAGCGTTCTTCATGTTGGTCTGGCCGTCCCATTTGGCGTGCTCGTTCTCCATCATGAATTGCAGCTTGGCTTGGACCTCTTTCTCGTAACGCCAGCCTTTCACGCCTTCAGCCTGGTACCAGATGACGTCAGTCAGGGCAGATCCGGTAATGGCTACCGTTTTCCGCTGGATGGTCATGTGGTTGATGAATTCGCTCGGGTAGAACGAACGGCTGTATCCGCGAAGCGAGGCTTCGGAGTACGAGGTATACGCGCCAAAAGCCAGCTTTTCGCCGTACGGATGCAGATGGACGTTTGCGTCAAACAACTCGTTTCCGTTGCGGAACGTGTAGTTGAAGCCGCCTGCTGCCGGTACCGGCTGACCTGTTACGCGGGCATAGAAGTTGTCGCGGTAGAATTTGACCATCTGGCCCGGGTAGAGCTGCTGGTCTTTCATGGTCAGAACGAAAGTGCCGTCAGAATTGGTGCTTCCAACCTGCGCGACGACAATCGACGGGGCCTGGATGCGGCCCATAACTTTGTAGCGCATACCGTTATCGCCGATCTGCTGACCATCCGGAATCTTGCCGATTTTGGTCTTGATGGCATCGGTATCTCCTTTGCGCAAGTCCCAGGGGGACGTGGCGCCGGATACAATGAGCGTACTGAGAGCACGGCCGTCAGCATACTCCATAATCTCGCGGAGAACGGGCTTTTTCATCGCGTTCTCGGTGAGGTTGTTGGAAGTGGTACAAGTATCGTCCCACTTACCTTGGATCGTTTGAATTTTCATGGGTCACAACAGTTTTTAAGTGTTGCTTCCGCGCAATCGAATTTAGGGGTGTTGCTCTGCTGATTACTTCTTGCTTTCTTCCTTTAAATGTTGCTCCCAGACATCGAAGCCTTGAAGCTCATTTTCCGGATTTGACTGAGAGGCTGACGCTTGTTGTCCGAGGCTCACCTGGTGAACCTTTTTCAGCAAACCTTCCTTGCCTTCTATCTTGGCATTTCCGGTCAACTGCTTTTGCAGCTGATCCTTGAATTCAATCAACAGCGCTATCTCTGCTGCCAGATTCGGGTCGTTCTGCAATCGCTCGCGATACTGACCGGCCTGAAACCGTTGCAAGATAATATCTTTCGCCTTTTGGGTGATAGGTACTCCCCAAAGGTCTTTTTTCTCTGTGATGGCGCCTTTGAAAGCAGTAAGCTCTTGTTCTGCTTTCCGGGCTTTTTCTTCCTGGCTTGTCCGGATCCGATCACGCGCCTCTTGGACAATCTCTTGTTGCCGCTGTTCCCGAATCGATTCCAGCTGCTTTCGAATGTCGTACGCGTGCGTTTTGACTTTGTTGTCAATACGAAGTTCTTCCAGCTTTTCTTCGATCATGCCGTCTTCATATCGGCGTGCCTTGAGGTCTTCCCGGATAAGTTCTTCGTCAGTCTTTGCCAGGTAGTTATCAATTTGAGCCAGCGGCTTCATAAAGCCTTCGACCGTATTGCCTTCTACTTGCAAAAAGTCAAACAGCGCGCGCGCTTCCGGCTGCATAGCAGCAATTTTCTCAACGTATTCTTTTCGTCCTTCCTCACGGCCTTCATTACGGATCAAATCCAGCTTTTTCGAATAGGCTGTTTTGAAACCGTCGAAACTATCATCTTCTGGTTCGTCGAGTTCAAGATGTGCACTGAGGTCTTTCCAGGTAGCTTCTTTTTCTTCCTGATTTTGCCCCTGCGGTTCATCTTCAAGATCCAGAATAGGCATGTCAGGATCGACTTCTGCCTTCGGGGCTTTTTCGCCTGGCTTGGCATCATCTTTTTTCTCTTCTCCTTTTTCTTCTGTTTCTTTTTTCCCGCCCAATGCTTTTTCGATGTCGTCAATGTTTCCATCGGCGGGAATATCCAGGTCGGCGAAAGACTTGAATTGCTGTTCTTTCTGGCCTTCGCCAGATCCAGCTTGGTTTTCTTGTCCCGGCGCAACATTTGCACCAGCCGTGTCTGCGGCTGCAGCGGCGGCCACTCCTCCAGCTTCGCCGGCTCCAGGGCCTGCGTTGTAGAAGTGATACGTTTTTTTCATGGTTTTTCGTTTTTACTTCTCTTCGTAAGATTCTGATTTGATGGTATTAATGCGCGCAGTAGCAACAATTACCGATCCGTCTTTTGTCTGCATTGCTTCTGATCGGGTAACCTCTACTTCGACTTCAAGTTTGTAACAAGAACCGACTTGCCAATCTTTCACTTCATTGAAGTCTCGGGCATTCATAGTGAATGATGGTCGGTTGTCTGGCGGCGATTCCCAAGAATAGAAATCTACGGGTTTGCTCGTAGGATCGATCTTGGTTGGCTTTTTGGCAGCCATCAACGATCCCATATTTTGCTTGGGCACTTTGAATGATTTCATGATAGGTTGTCGATTTTATAGATAGAGTGGCTGACTGCCAAGATCATTTCTTCGTACAGGTTTGCAATCTCCGGCATCTTTGCCAGGTCTTTGCGATACAGGTTCATTTGTTCCCGTATGCTTCGAAGGAAAGAAAGGATCTCTCCTTTGTTTTTTGCTTTTGGCGCTTCCACAGCAGGCATTTTCAATTCCAGAATCCCAGTATAAGACTGAACAGTTTCTACCAGCAAGTCCGTCTTAGATTGAAGCGCATCGTACAATTCTCCAAGCGCTTGATGCCGTGCATACGAACCGATCCCTGATTGCGACCAATGCAAAAACTCAATGGATTTTACGGCCCATCCAAGAAAACCAAACAGTGCTATGTATTCTTTGTTCATTACATTATTGCCATTTGATCACTTGCCGGCTGTGCACTCATCATTTCTTGAGCCATTACCGTGTAGTCGTTCATAGCTTGCTGAGTAATTTTTCCTTGTTCAAGCAGGGTTTTCAGCATTTCCATGAAAGCTTTGAATTTGCGTTCTTTGTCGGCTTCTTCTGCAGCGGCCGTCAGCTGAGCATTGGTGATGTTCTGCTTTTCTTGGCTGGCCATTTCAGCTTCTTGCTGCCGCTGCCTTTCCATTACTTCCCGGCCTTTTCGAAGCACGCCAATCGCCATGTCGATCGATTCTTTCATCGCGGCTTCCATGGCATCTTCTACGCGGAGCTCGCCAGCATTGACAGCTTGCGGGAACCATTCACGCATCATATCCCGGATCTCCATTTCTTTACGGCCGTCGGTAATGTACATGTCCCAATCGTCCAAAAACAGATCCTTCGTGTTTTCCAGGAACATGGCCATCTTGTCGCCCAGCAGTCGCCTTGCTTCTTCCGGATGATGATGACCGTACGAAATCTTGATTTTTTGCAGAAAATCCTTAATCACCCGCTTACAAAATTCATGGTGCATGGTGAACAGGTATTCTGTGCTTGTCCGGCTGATTTGGATTTGGTTGACCGCGTTGGTAGCCGTCATGCTTGCCGGCGTCCTGCCTTCTCTGGGTCCACCTACTCCAACCAAAATTTCGCTGGTTCGTTCCAATTCCCGCTTGAGCTCGATAAGCTGCGGGAAGCTTTGAGTCAAACCCAAGTCAAATTCTTTCAGCAGGTTTGCCATGGATTGCGCTCCACCCGAGTATTGCGCCGCATCGGTAGATGTGTCCAGGTCAATGATACCATCGTTGATCAGCCGGGAAAGGATGTTTTCAATTTGTTTCCCTGGCGGTAACATTGCCCGGTTGTAAGCGAATGCTTTGCCTTTTATCTTGTTGATCTCCCGGCGGATGGCCAACATGTTCAGGTTGTAAAGCTCTGAAATGTGGTCCAGGGCATTTAAGATTGACACGCGTACTCCATCGTGCGTGCCGAATATCAGCCCTTTGTAGGAGTAATTGCAGAGGAAGGGGTTGCTGGTATCCCGGCTTTGATTAGGTACCGGGCGAATATTTTTCGTGATGCTCTTGCCTATTCGCGTGGCTTCCCAGAGGTAAGCGATCGGATATACCCGGATTTTGTATTTGCCGTTCTTGACTTCATTCCGGATCTGCTTGTTTTTGCGTTGGTAGTAGTCGTAACTCATTTCTACCTTCCGGATGCCGCCCATCGGCATAGGCTTTTCTTGGATGATGATCGGCTCAACAGCCATCCATTCCAGCGTATAGGTTTCAACCTGCAGCTGGTTGGCAATCCATTGGTATCCGTTGTATCGGCTGGTTGCTACAGCCCCGTTTGCCGAGTTGCCGCGATGGAAATCAAGCTCTTCTTTGAAGATTTTCATTTCCTCTTTGGTGAGTTCCCAATTGGCATAAACGTCATGCGGGAACATCATCCGGCGCTCTCCCATATACGGGGAGCGCATCAGAAACGGATCTCGGTCAGCTTCCTCAAAAAGCCCGTCGCGGGGATCGATTTCACGATATCGTGTATATCCGGCTGCGTCTGTATACACCTTGCCGTAACATTCAGATGCAATCGTGATGTCTTTGAGGTTAGAGGCAAGCTTGTTGAACATCATCTCTTGCTCGATTCCCTTTTCTAAGAGAAGCTGCATGATGACATTATTTTTTCGTTTCGAAGAAAGAAAGTCAAATATTGCATCATCGTCCATCTGCAACGGTTCCATGCCGTCCATTATCGGCACTCCGTTTTGACGAAGCTTTTGTATTTCCGGCGCAACTTGTTTCAGCCCTACCTGGAAATAAAAATTGTCCAGGAGTTCACTCTTGGCATCCGGATTAAGCGAGAAGACTTTGAACATCCGTTCACGCAACAAAAATTCACCGACCAATAAGTCGATCTTGTTTTTGGCTAACCGGTAGTCTTTGAATCTGACAACGTTATCGGTCGAGTAAGTCTTGTTGATGTAGTTGTATTCAGCTTCGTTGATTACTCCGTTGTATCGGTTGTACAGAGAATTGATCTTTCGAAGCTGCCGTGCACGCATTTGAGAAAAGCGATGAATCGCATACTCCAAGCATTGTACGCCAAGCATGTGCTGGTACTGCTGGACTGTATATCCCTCCGGCGGGGTTTCATACATCTTGTGCCCCGGGAAGTAAGCAGGCGGCGCAGCGGTTGTCGCATTATTGCTCATGCGGCTAATTTAAAAAAAAACGCTTACTGAAATTGTCCTGTTCGAAGCATTTCCATGAACAGGTCTTTTGGAGGCTCCTTTTCGTCCGGCTTCTTTTTCGTCGGAAGGACTACTTCCTGGAGATGGAAGGACCCGGTGCCTGGATTGTAGACCCACTGCTGCTCTACGGATGGCTTGTCATTTGGCGTCTGCACTTTAGCCAGCTTTAGATCGATATCGCAAGCAATCGCGCAAAGCAGAGCATCTACAAGGTCAAAGTCTGAGTCTGTAACCAATTCGTCGTAGGCGGCAAGCTCTTCAATCAGCAAGTCAAAGTAGCATTCATCCAACTCGTCCAAGACGTAAGACTGAGCCATTGACAATGCTTGAGGCTTACTTTTGGGGCTTTGGGTCATCATGATACCAAAATCATGACGCTGCTCGCTTGTGTCTGATTCGAACGATACCGGCCTTTTGGCGAGAAAGCGCCGCCCACCGTTGTTTTTGAAGTGCTCGATGATCATCGGTTTGTGAGCATCGATCATGACTTTGCCAACGATGTTGAAATAAACGCTGGCTTTCAAGCAGTTATCGTAGAATATCTCTTTCCGGCGCGGACGGTTGCGGATTATCAAAACGGGTATCCGCTTATTTCCAACTGATTGACCTTCAATGTTTTTGTACGGATGGCCTTTCCTTGCCATGACAATGAATGCCCCCAATGACTTGGATGTCATTGAGTTATCCTGGTCGTAACTGTCGCCTCCGGCCACGTATGCATTTTTGTAGCCGAGCGTATGCAGGCTTGTAAGGCAGTCTTTTCGGATGTAAACGACTTCTCCTTCCTGGTCCCGATCGGTGGCTTCACGAAGCTTGACCGCGTTCAAATTGATAGTACCGTCTTCGTTTGTTTCCCACTCCAAAACATACCGTCCGTACAAGGGGTATTTCTGTTGCATCAAGAAGAACCGCTGCAGTGCAATCGCCTCTTTGTCAAAGTGGTTGCTGGCGATGTTCATGAAGGCTTCCCGCTCATTCAGCGGGAAGTCAAGAAACGATTCCAAGTAAAGCTCTCGATTACTCGCCGTCTGAAGCTGCTTACGCATTTCCAGGATCCGCTGGGTATTGCTTTCGATATCCTCGCAACCAAGGACTTGCTCCCGGGAAAGATTCAGTTCTTCCTGCATCTTGTCGATGTTCGGAGTTATTTCCCGGATTTTGCCGTCTACGCCTGTAGAGCCGACAAATCCGCTGATCATCATTCGGGGCCCCCAAACCGGTGCTTTTATCAGGTTGTAGGCATCCGAATCATTCCACATATCCCGGAAATCCTTGCTTCCGCTTTTACCGGACGTACCATAAACAAAAGGCACCCCAATAAGATCCAGGCCCACTTTCATGCCAGCCGCGGTAGCAGCAAAGCCTTTGTTGAGATATTTGAATTCTCCTGCTTCTTCAAACCCAACAACGTCAAAAAATTTGCCTTTAAAGACGTTTGGGTTGTTGAACATCGTCCGGAAGTGCATGGTGTTTTTCGACCCTTCCGGATCTCCCATGTCGTTCTTCCAGCCGGCAGTTATCATTTCATCTGTATCACTGAGCTTGTATCGAATCCGTAATTCCGGCGGTAACAGACTGTTCACTTCCCGGAACTTCAGGCGCATGTCTTCTACGTAATCGTCAAGGCCGGCACAAAGGCCACCGGTCCAGCGCTCCAAGCTGAACCGCATGCCGTGATCCAACACGCCTTTGGCAAACTTTTCTGACAACCCTCCGCGACGTTTTTTAAGGCTGATGATCCCTTTGCCTTTATACCCTGGAAGCCCTTGTTTGATCCAGTAATAGAGGTCAAAATATTCCTTGTCAACGTCTACGTAATCGGGAAGGTGGTAACCGCGTCCAACGGTTGCGATCGGAATGAAATTGATGTAGTAGTAGTAATTGGGGGACAACTTGATGCTACCGGTTTCGTAGCCGTTGGTAATGTAGTAGATCTGCTCTTCCCACCATTGCGTGTGAGCTTTTGTCCCGACAACTTTAGGATTGGACCTGGAATCAGCATACCGCGGAATTCCGTACTTGCCAATTGGATTAGGGGTAAATCCTTTCCCTTTTATTATCGGATGGTAGTTCTCCAGGTAGTATGCCATAGCGGTATGTTGTCCGGGTTGTCCGGATTGAACGAATCTTGCGTTACCGCCAAGACCGTTTCATTTCCATTGGCATCAACCGTATGCTGGATTTCGACTACGCCAATGCCGTACGCAGGAATCTTACTCGTCGTTTCGAGCTTCGACTTTTTGCCGGTGTAGGTCAATCTGCTTTTTGTCATTGTTGAACCTCCGCTGATTTTCTTGAAATCTTTCTAAAAAGCTTGTTCGCTCGTCTCCTTCGGCCAGTTCATCTAAGGTAAGCTCTTTTTCAATCCGGTTGACTGCCCGGGTCAAAAACTCGATGCTTTCGTGGATCCTTTTGATTTTTACCGGCTCGTCTTCCGCCTGCAGCGTCAGGTTGAGCGACGCGATCTTGGCCGTGTAGTTTCGAACGGTTTCCCGGCGGATGTCGTACTGCAACGACCGGTATAGCTCGATCGGTTTTTCTAGGCGCTTTTCTGCGTCAGCCCAATCGTCTGATGCAAGGGCAACGCGCGAAGCAGTAAGCTTTCGCTGAATGTCGATAAGTTGACGATACGGCGAAAAATAATCATGCGCCAGGATGATGTACAACAAGTCAGCAGCCTTGACCTTTTTCAAGGTGGGCTCCAGCTTGGTAGCATCCGGGTGCAGGATTATCCCCCGCCGTTCGTCAACGCTGAAAAGAAGCATGCCTGGAACGATTAAAATTCAGAAGGACTAACTGTTTCTTCCGGGTTGTCAAGATCTTCCGGTTCTTGAGAAAGTTCCGGTTCTTGCGGAGGATTTGCAGTTGCGGTCTTGTCGTTGCCGGGATTGTCTGAAATAGGTTCTTCGGCTTGTCCTTCGTTCTTAATTGTCACTTTGTTTCCATCGAACAAAAGCTTGTCGGCCATTTCAGCAACCTTGTCTTCCATGATTCTTGCGGTAGCATAGCTTCTCGTAAACTTTACTTTTTCTTCCGCACCAACGATTTCAACATAAATGCTGTTGTCGTTTCTTTTGATGATCAAAACTTCGTTTGCCATGGTGTCTTGTTTTTAGAGTTGAATGGTTTTTGCTAATTGAAGCAGTTTCTTTGCTTCTTCGTACATGAATGGAATGAATATTTCCCGGTGCTTCTTTTCGTGAACGTTGACCCAGATCAAAGAAATGGACCCTATCCGGAATCCACTTTTCATCAGCATTGCCGCGTAAAGACTTTGCTGTAGTGCGTACTTGGTGTACTTGTTAGCCGGCAGGTAGTCAAAAGGCGGCAGCATCCATTTGATGTATTCCTCGTTGTTGGTGATGCCTTTCTTATTGCTTTTGAAGTCCCGGATGTGCACCAGGTCTTTCTGCTTGCTGCTGTGAATTGCCGGCACGTCCATCGTACCGGCAACACGGCTGTCTTTGTCTGCAACGATTTGTTCAGCATACGTCCGGTAAAACTGCGCCAAGTAGGTTCCGTAAATTATCTGACACAACTCTTTCCACTCTGGATCGGTATAGCGACCTGTGCTGATCAGGTCTTCCATAGCCTTGTGGAACCGGTTGCCGTCATCGATTGCACTATCCGTAGTCGCTTTCCAAGATGATTGTATCTCCTGTTGTCGCTCCAGGATGTTCTTCTGGCTTAACGACTTACCTTCTGCCGTAAGCTGATTCACTGCTGTTTTCCTGGAGATCTGCTCCTTTTCAAACGGCGGCGAATGAAGTTCGATCAGCTTGGAAACGCTCAGGTATTGATTGCCTTCCGGGTCAAAATACCGATGCGACTCTTTTTCCAGCCAGACGCCATGTATGTTAAAAGTCGGAATCCCGGTCTTCTTCGGCTTCATGTTCTTCCGGAACCAATACGATAGCTCCCTGATTTTGCAGGATGGTCATGCACAGCTCGCGCTGCTCTTCTTCGCTCATGCTTTCCAGCTCGACTTTCGAAACGAGCTTTGCGGCCTTGGCATCCACCTCTGCGAATTCCATAGCCATCTGCTGGTAGTTGATTTTCTCTTCCCGGTTGTTGTTGATGTACACTTCGGTTTCGTCATAGATGGCTCCAATTTTGGCGATCACCTTGTCGTATTCCGGAAACTCGCCAGCAGCGTCTGCATCTACGTATGGCGTGGTAGCCGTGTAGTGTTTGGATCCTACGGAAACCACGTCGACGACTAGCTGGAACGACTCTTCGTTGCTGATGACCTTGGTAACCGTTACCATCGTGTCTTTTTTTAGCTGAAGAAGCTTGATGGCAAACGGCTCGAGTTCGATGAACAGCTGGCGCAACGATGCCGGCACAGGATACCGGTATTTCGCCTTGTGCTCGTTTTTAAAGCCGATATCGTTGCGTCGGTCTTCGCGCATGAAATGGACTTCGGCGCCTTTGACACCGCTGCCCAACAGGGATACGGAATGGATCTGCATGGTGCTTATTGGTTTTCTTGAGTTGGCGTATTTTCGTTGGTGACCACCCGGCCTTGCAAGGATTTGATGTATTCCAGATTGCTCATTTTTGCCCGATCAAAGATAGCCAAGGCTGCTCCCAGGTGTGATACGATCGGCTTGGCAAAGTCCTTGCCACCGATATCCATTTCTTTAGCCAGTTCAATACAGGTCTGTACCAAAGTCTCCCAGGCTACCACATCCCGCGGATAGCCTTGGCTCACATTCTTGGCTTCCTGGATTTTAGCTACGTACAGATGCAGTTCAGCTTCGCTTTCCAAGCAAGGAGCGACGACGTGAATCTCTCCGGTGTTCTGTACTTCCAATGTAATGTCTCGTAAACTCATCTTTTTTATTGCAAAATAATGATTATCAGTTATTCAGACAAGCATTCCATCCTCCGGATCCTGCCCTTTTTTCTTTCTTTGAATTGGCGTGCACTCGATCTTGACCGGTGGCCGCTTGGCTTCGTCGTAGCCTCCGTGAAGAAATGCGGAAAACTGCTTCTTATCCTCGAAGAGAAACACTTCTACCGAGAAGATAAACGAACAGTTCCCTTGCCGGTCTACCCTGGGAACCACATTCCAGATCAACGCGTGATGCCAAAATTCCGTCATATCCTCGTTCTTCACCGCATGCCAGATCAGGTCTTTCTCCTGCACATCTGCCATGTTGAAAAACGAGTCCAGACCACAAGCGCCCACCTTTCTGATTTCCATTACCGGTGACATGGCTGACATAAATTTCTGATGCATATTACTGTTTTTTTTGATGAAAAAGAAGCCGGGCCGACCTAGGCCCGGACTCCTTGCATTTAAACCAAACGAAACAATATCGTGTACAATTAGTTGCTGAATAGAAAATTACGTCTTACGCCTTGCCTTACAGTTCTACTTGAATACTCACTCCTTTTTTCAACAGATACTCTACGGCTTTCTTCCTCCGTTTCTCAGCCAAGATCTCCACGCAATGACAAGGAACCATTAACACCTTGCCTCGCGCGCTCCAGCGACATGGCGGCTTTAACCGCACCAACGCTGCTTTCATACTTTTCACCGGCTCATCATTCCGCAACTTCCGCGGCCGGCTCATAACCCATCCCTCCTTTTCATTACCTCCAAGTTCAGCCGGTTATCCACCATCTCCAGCATCGTTGATCCCTTCCTCAACCGACCCGTCGGCGTAAACCTCCGCCCATGCGCAACAACCCACATCCTCCGCATCGCCAGCAAATCATCGATCAATTCCACATCCGCCATAGCCCCGTAATGCTCAACATTCAGCTTTACCTTTTTCTTTAAACTCATCGTTTTCCCAAAAAGAAAACTACATCCCTCAATACTTGTAGTAATACACCGTTTTCGTTTTGCTGATCTCTACCTTGTTTACATTCGTTCGAAACTGACTCAACATCTCCATTGCTTTCATCGCGCCAACCTTTCGCTTATATCCATCTCCCGTTACCCACACCTGACGAGATCCACGATACGCCCTAGCATACCATTCCCCATCTTTATCCGACTTCTCAATCACTACCGCAAAATCATAGTTTCTTTTTGCCATAACGTTTTTATTTCCAACAAACCTATACCATATATCACCTTTCTGCAAATGTATTTTGTCGAAAGCAACAAAGAAACTTTGCAATCTCCTATCCCTCAGAAAAGTATAATTAGGTTTGTACGCAAGATGAAACATATAATTCAGTCTGTACGCAAGAGGAAGGGTATCCCCTTTGTATAAAACAGGGGGGTGGGTGTTTGGTACCGGGGGGTAGGCAAAATGCCGGTAGGGGAGGTAAGGGCAATTGTTGGGGATTGGTTGGGATTGGTGTAGCTCGGACCATGCGCTGGCTCGCGGGCCTATGCATGCATGGTCCTCGCTGGGTGACCGTAGAAATGGGGTGTTGATTTGGAGTGATTGTTTGGGTTGCCGCTTAGACGGTGTTAGTACCTTATTTTCTTTTGGTCGTTGTGGGATGGCTTCCCACCAGGACCTGGCTGTCGACCAATCCAGATCCTGTGACCGTTCCCTCTTCGCCAAAGTGCTAGTAAGGAGGTCTGCCGCTAACCTGGGAGTGATCAGGTGATAGGAAGAGGGCTTAAGGCACCGTGTGACGTCCACGGTGTCTTTTTTTCTTTTTATTGATGGATATTTACATCCTTCCTGACGGGACTGTGACCACGGTCCGTGAGGACGCTATCGCATACGAGCGTAATTAAGCTCGAGGTAGCGCAGTAGCCCACAGAGAAACGTGGGACTGATTCCGGAGTATCGGAGTCATTTTTTTCTTTGTATCAAATGAAAAAGATTCTGTTCATTCTTTTGGCAGCGGCTGGGATGGCCAGCTGCCAGGATCCGGTGAAAGTACGAATCCCTGAAAAGGGGACGTACATGATTATGCTCACCGGAAACGCGGTCGCCCAAGCTGGCGACACGATTCACGTCCAATTTAACATGTATACTGACTGCTGGCAACACGAGCCGAGCGGCAGATACGGCGCCATTGGTATCGTGGAATAGGGCTTCGGCCCTTTTTTCTTTTTTACAACCATGGATAATTACCAATTCAATCGCTTTCGTGCTTTGCTGGAGCGCGAGATTGGTCAAATGACCGACCGGCACCTGGACATGCTGGAAACGATTATCTACGCAGAACGCGTAGAACGGTTAGAACGTCCAGCAGTGCCTCCTGAAGAAAAGGATGAATGCTATGCTCTTCATGCAGCCGTGAGCCAGGCTGACACGGTGGCAGCGTTGGCAGCGCACGAGGCATGCCCTACTTACCGTAACTGGTGAGTAGGGCGAATGCCCTTATTTTCTTTTTGACAACCACCATGGAAATTTTGTCACTCGCTTACAAAGAGCGAGCAAAATCTGATAATGATAAAAGCATACTATATGCTTTTATCTGGCCAGCATGGGCTGGAAATCATATCGTTGAAGCTGAGCTTCGCATAGAACGAAATGATTTATTGGATTTTGCTTTAGAAGTAAGTGATTGTTACGAGGATGCTCATAAAAAAGCATACCTCTCTCAAATGTCCGAAGAAGATTATAAAATCCTTTTCGGAAAATAATAAGAAAATTAAGGCCCTTAGGCCTCAATTTTCTTTTTATCGAGTGCATGTGCGTGTGCATACTGGAGCTTACCAGAGAAGGAGGGTTGCTAAGCCGAAGGATAAGCCACACTTCGGGGTGGATATAGCAAGGCGGAAAACACATTTCCCAGCGCACAAATGCCTCACCAGCAAAAATCTGTTACGGGTCAGGAGACGTCCTGACAAAGAGGCCACTTAGGACAAACTGGCGACAGTTGGTTTAAACAGCCTTCCAATTAGGGAAGGTACCTGAATGCTGGTGAAAATTGGGGCCCTTACGGGCCTCAATTTTCTTTTGTTCACATTTAAAACCAAAACGCTATGCAAAAAGCACAAAACGCTTCGGCCGCCCTCGTGTTCACGGCCGAAGTAGGAACCAGCGCCGCCACCCTGTTGGCCGCTGGCGAACACAACGTCGAAATCGCTTCGGTCATCCTCACGGACCCGACGAAGCGGACGCGCCGGAAGGAAGAATACGCCTTCCCGGAGGACCCCACGCCGCAACTCGAAGTGGTCTTCAAGAACGAAGAAGGCCAGTTCACGGAGTGGATGAACCTGCGTGGCTACAAGCGTTTTGACGAGCTCACCGACAACGAGAAGAAGTCGGGCAAGTTCGTCAGCCGGAACGACTTCGCCGTCGTCAAGGCCACCGGCAAGCGGGTCGTGTCCGACGAGAAGACGGCCACCGCTCGCTCCATCGTGAGCAAGCTGGGCTGGGCCTGCGGCATGGAGCCCGGCACCGAGTTCGGCGTGGACGACCTCGTCGACCGCGAGCTGACGATTATCATCGGCCCGTCCCAGGACCGCGCTGACCAGCTTCGCGTCAAGGCTGTCAAGCCCATCGACGAGCTGGTGTAACCGCCAAGAGAGAAGCCCCCGAAAAGGGGGCTTTCTCTTTTACGAATTGACGCAACAGACACGACCCAACAACGGCCACAGACACGGGACAAGGTGATAGCGCTCCGCGGGCCTGGCCACATGCCCCTTCACCAAAATCCCAATTCCATCCCACCTCCCACTCACATCCGGACACACTACCCCCTTTAAACACCCCAGGGCCTACCCAGTTTCCTGGATAAGCCCTGTTTAGCTCACCTGCGCGTCAGCTATGTGTCAAAGATCATCCTGATGACGTCCTATTCCAAGAGATACACCCTATGAGTTATCAACAGGCTAATGTGCTGTGTGTGTGAGGGTTGAGTCCTTTTTGTGTGTGGTGTTGAGGTGTATAAATGGGTGATGGTGAGGTGATTGAGTGGTTGAGGTTGGTGATGGGAAGAGGAAGGTTGGTAGGTGTGTATGGGTGGGTAAGGGCCAAATGAAGTTTGGCCCCGGGCCCCGGTCGGGATGGGAATGAGGATAGGCGGCAGGGAGTAGGGTGGTGGGGGTGCTGATCCGGCCAGAAGTTGTGAACGTACCCGGATGTTACAGCGTTACGCCGGTGGTCAGAGATATGCATGGCGTAGCCAGGGGGCCTGTTATTTCAGAGGCTTGTGGTGAGATGGGGCTCACTCTCCAATGGGGCGACTGACGGGAGTCCTGGGTGGGTCTTACGTAGCGGCCAACGTTGACGCGTTGGGGCCAGGGCCGGCAGAAGGGCTGTCCTTGCTGGAGGTGCTTTGCAGCGGTATGGGGACAAATGTAATATGGTTGTAAGGCGAAGTCAATAGGTGTGGCAAAGTGGCAGAATAAAGCAAAAATGCGACTTAATGGCATAGAGGCGCGATTTTCTTTCAAATAATCATGGCAATCACCGTAGAACAGATCAACCTTCTGGAGCAGATCCGGAGCAATATGGACGAGCTCGCTCACAAAATCTCTTGCTTGGCAGCCTTGTACTTCAGCAAGTCGCTAAGCTTCTCTGAATCAAAGGAAATGAAGGTTTTCCTGCATCAAAGCGAAACCCTGGATGACTTCTTGAACAAGTGTTCGGCTTATCCCGATTTCCTCAAATTCGAGAAGACTAAACCTATCGTCAACGCGCGATTCTTTTGTGTCAAGTCAGACACGCCCCAAAGCTCATTTTTGCCGTACACCCAACGCTTCGACACGTTTATCTTTCCGGAAATGGCTGATGAGTTTTATGCGTCGATGAATGGTGCTTTGCTTAACGTTTTGACGGCTCATGGCAAGCTGTATTTCGACCTCAAAGGGATTCTGGATAGCTTGATTATCGTAGATAGCGCTACGCCCAAAGCTTTGATGTAATACAGGCTATTCCCTACTTTTGCCACTGATATCACCGACCCGGCGCGTTTGGACTCCTTGCCACCGGTGACCCGGCTCCCGGTCCCGCCGCTTCCCAGTGCCGCTATGCACCGGAGCCGTATGTAGCTGCCAGGCCTTCCCGATCTGCCGGCAGCAAGAAACCCCCGCTTCAATAGCGGGGGTTTTCTTTTTCTCAACCATGTCAACATTCATATTACGCCGCCTCTGCTTTTACAAAAGCACCCACCCCGAAGATCGCGTGAACGAATGGACCCTCCACCACGTCCATTTCTTCAGCACAGAAGAACAATTCAAAGAACGTTGCGCCTTCTGTAGCACGCAACATCGCCAGAACCAGCCTAAAGACGGTGACTTCACCAAGAAGTACCAGCCCAGGCTCATCTTCCTCCACAAAGAAGACATGATCTATTCATCCCCCACACCCGATCGAATGGATGATACGATCAATTCCTACATTGGCATTGTCAACAACATCCTGGGAAAAATGGTCCACGTTAGCGAAAATGCCAGCCAAAATGCCTTCTATTTTGACGAAAAACACAACATCAAACCCTACAAGCCATGAAAGTGAAACAAAAGCAAGCCAAGCGCATCAAAATCAACAAAATGTCCCGCGCTGACATCCTCGGTGGATTCCTCCCGCGCGCCATGAAAAACATCCCGGGATCCAAATACGAATCCCACCTCATCCATGCCGCCGATCGACTCAAAGCCGGCAGCAGACGCTTCTAACCATCAAACTCATATCTCATGCAAGCAATAAAATTCAATTACGGCATCTTCGCCGAAAAGAAGAAGAAAAAAGTAATTAAAAACCTGGTCAGTCAAATTGAGAATCAACGAAACGCTATCATCAACGCGTATGAAAGCCTTATCGATGCGCTTGCCAGAAATAGCGATGACATCGTAGGATCCGACGGCAGAAAATACGATATCCGGCAAACATTTTCGTTCATATCCACTGCAAAAGGTACCCTCGAAATCATGGAAGATCTGTTTTCCTCCCTGGCCGAAATGTCCTTCGACGAATACCAGGCAAAAGAGCAAGAAAAGCTGGCCATTGAAGAGCGCGAGGTAAAGAAGCAGAACATGAAGAAGTTCGTTGAGATCATCAACGAGCTCAAGGAAATTGCCGAAACCAAAAGCTAAGCCGTTACAAAAGAAAAGTCTCATGCCGAGGCTTTTCTTTTTTTAAATCATGGATCCCAAAATCAAATACAAAACCAAGATGCAATGAAGAAAATGACTCCCGACGAACGCTTCTGGTATGTAGTATTCGCAAAAATACCTGGCTTTTGGCGAGTAGAACGATACGTTATTCTCCTACATCGACTCAAGAATAACGAATTGCACCTGGACACCTTGGAACAACTCAACACCAAACTCAAAATCCTCGAATCCTTTGAAGACGTACAACACCATATCCGGCATCATATCGTTCATCCTCGTACTGGCAGTTTGCTACCTGAATCAAATCAAGATAACAACAGACCAGGCGATTGAAGAATTGAAAATTGCAAACGAAGAATACAAGTGGCGACTGCAAGAGCGACTGATCCAGCAGCAGTACGATCATTTCATGGTGGACTACAACAGCGATTCAACCCAATTGCTAATCTCCATCAATCCCAAGGATCCGCATACGCAATTTTCTATTCAGCAACCATGAGCACGTTGATACAAGACCTTGAACAGTTCAAGGGGACCGAACAATGGTACCGGTTCAATCCGTTGATGAAAAACGTATTGGCAACGGAAGGAGCAATGTACCTTGCCAAGAACGCCAAAGCTTACTGGCTTTTGGATATCGTAGCTTCGTTGAAATTGGTGCCGAAATGCGCCGAAGAAGCATTCATCGTCTGTAAGCTGGAAAAAAAGCCGAATGACAGCGCGACGTTTAAGGCCGAAGATGGCAACAACAATGTCTTATACGTTCAGGAAATCCCGTATACCGACTTTCCTTTGAACGAAATCAAACTATTCTTCACCGGCGACGTCGTGATGTTGCCCAGCGAATACTGACCATGACACACCCATTCAGCCAAACCCTGCGCGCGCTTCAAGAAGCTGAACAGCTTCGCACCCTCGAAGAAAAAAAGCATGTGATCGATTCAGCGAATGGCCTGGCAAGGATCTATCAAGGCATTCTCAACCACATGGCGCTTTCCAGGAAGCATCTCATTGAAATCGAGAACGCCTGCCACAACAGCTTCATGAACCACCCCAACATCTCGGTTTCTTTTGACAGGACAACCGTGTATATCGCAGGTGGCATCGCTGCAGAAGCCGGCTTGTTGCGTAGCCTGATTGAAAGACTTGATTTGTCGATAAAAACAAAGCAAATTGAGCTCAACGAGTTGTTGGATTGTATCGAAAAAGCTTTAGATTCGCTCAATACTTCGATCACTGCCAGCAACGAAGACCTATGAGCAGAGTCGTCCCCTACATTCGTATTCCATGGCCTCAAAGCCAGAAGTACGGAGAGAAAATGAAAAAATCTTACGTCATAGTTCCGTATGCCGGCATCGGAGCTTATGATATCTTAGTGCCGGAAAAACACTTCAAACCAACCAAACAACCATGAAAAAGTTGACTTTCATCTGGCTGTTGTGTTGCCTGGTCCTGTCGCTGGGAACGACGGTACCGAAAACACAAGCACAAACAACCGAAAATGTCGAACAAGTCCTTGGCATCTCTTTCGGTCAACCTGCTGCTGCCGTACGCACGCAATTCGAAGCTTTGCAACCCGCAGCAATTACCATTCAATCCAGCCAACCCAGGGGCGGTGATCACATTACCTGGAAGAATGTTTCGTTTGCCGATTATGCCGGGTGTGCCGTCAGCTATGAATTTGTACACGATCAGTTTTGCATGGCTATCATCCAAGTACCGGTTGTTACAGATCCTATGAGTCAATACCGGCAGATGCAGAAAGACCTTCAGGCTAAATACGGTAGTTTCGACGACGAAAAGGAAGAATACAAGTGGCCATACAGCAAAGACGATGGATTCTTCGACCAGGCTTTGAACAACGAAAAGACGAACATCCGAACGTGGTGGAAGCTCCAGGATACTGACATCCAACTCGCCATCGCCAATAGTAAGACGCTTATCGTTTCTTACATGGATCGCGAAAGGACCAAAGAGTATTTCCGGGTGCTCTCCAAGAAAAGGCAATCCGAGCTTTGACGAAGATTTACAGATAGTCTTACACAACCGAAAAAGGAAGAAGCCCGTCGAAAGACGGGTTTTTTCTTTTTGTCAACTATGGGATCTGAAAATTGGCGCGAACACACATTTGAGGCAGACAAAGACCTCTTGTTGAATAACAAAGAAGGCCTTTCCCTCGAAATAAAAAAGGGAGATACGTTACGACTATTTCCTTACAACAAGCGTTTTCTGAACAGCAATGGATTTCCTGAATACCAATCTGAAAATGTTTCTCAGATTGGCATTCTTATCGCTGATGAAGGTGATATCTATCCTGTCCGGTACACCGCGCTTTTCGATGTTCCTGAAAGTGAAGAATTACAGGAAATGATTTTCGATGGCAACATTACCAGCGTTGTAGGTGACACTTGTTACGAGCTTGACGGACACGACGAAAAAGGCTTCCCAAGCTGGCCAATGGCTCTTGGGCTTGTGTAGGTGGGTGGAGTTGTGTGCTGCGAAGAAGGCCGGCGAAAGCCGGCTTTCTCTTTTTTTTAATCATGTCAACGAAAAAAGTAGTGTTCGACTTAGAGAATTACAAGACGAATGATGTAATCCCGGGATACACCAAAATGGTAACGGAAGCTACGCTAACATATCGCCAGGTAGAAACAAACATTGAATTTCCGATTGTTAGTTCTTTCAAAAACGGATCCAATGCCGCGCTCTTTATCCGCAAATGGTATGAGCAAAACGGCATGAGCATCAGCGATGTTGAATACTTTGGATCTCTTCTTCTCAATCGAGCCAACAAGCTCATAGCTGTTGTCCCAGTATCAAAAGGAGGCATAACGGGAACAGTAGCGGACCCGCGCATTATTCTTGGAAGCGCGATTATCCTTCGAGCATCCGCAATCATTCTGTTTCACAATCACCCCAGCGGAAATTTAAGCCCAAGCGAACAAGACAACGCTTTGACACGAAGATTGAAAGAAGCCGGAGCAATGCATGAGATTTACGTATTGGATCATATTATCCTTACTGAATCAGGTCATTATTCTTTTGCTGATGAGGGAAAATTGTAGTGGTTTTCTTTATAGCAACCATGAGAACAACTACCCGTCCAGGCCATGAAGCATTAGTGCTTCAAGCCACCGATCGCATCTTTCACGTTTATACTGCTGATCTGGGTCAATATGGAACTGCAAAACTTGTCAGTTGCGTAAAGGCCAGCAACAAAGTCGTATGGCATCACTTCATCGAAGAAAAAGATGGATACATCGCTATGCGTATTGTTGGTGAATGCAGGAAAGACGATTTTTACGCTGAGTTGGATGTCATCAACAAAAACCTGCTGAGAGACTATCAACGAAAACTTAAACCAGCAAAGCCTGTTTTGTATTGCCCAAGAACTTGGGTAAACGTGACAGACTTTTGCCTCAAGCAATACAGCTATGAGCAAGTATCCACATCAGTACGTTGACAGCAAAGGCATACAGCATGACATTGAATCGTTGAACGATTCATACTTGCTGAACGCCTATCGGAAAATCGAACGGAAACCCAAGGAGAAAAGGTCTACGACACAAATGTTGGCGCTTCCTTACCTTTACAGTGAGATTCAAGCGCGAAACATTGTGCATTTAATCGATCCTGACAGTCTTCCCAAGCTCAAATTGCCGGGAGAGGATCCAAACGATGATTTCTGACAAAAGCCGGTTGTTGGTCGGTGCAAGGTAGCGAGCCGCGACTTGCACTGACACCGGCTCGAGGGCCCTTAGCTCAATCGGTTAGAGCAGCAGACTCATAATCTGCGGGTCGTTGGTTCGATTCCAACAGGGCCCACAAAATGAATCACAGGCCGGGTGGCGGAATTGGTAGACGCAACGGTAAAACACAATGGGTAAGTGATAACCGTCCCAAAGCGCAGAATCAACAGAGGTGACTCAACTGACTGCTATGCTGGTTCAAATCCAGCCCCGGCCACTAACTAATGACTTCAATGAAAGAAACAAATGTCCTCAGAAAGCATCTAAAAGACGATGAAATACTCGACCTCGTGATTCTTTTTCAGACCAGAAGAATGGAGGCGGCCAAAACACTAACCGAAGAAGATGCTATACAAGCATTAATAAATGACGAAAAACATTATGAGGATTATGTCATTTTAAAGCAGGTGTTTCTTCGTTCATAGCATTGCACCTAACGTATTGGCGGCTTGGTGTCTGTTATTTTGCCTTACAGACATTTCAAGCCTTAGATAAAATTTATAGGCAAAATAATAGCACCAAACCACTGTTAGTGGCTAGTGCTGTAAATTAGGCACAAATGAAATTTCATAAAACAAAAGATGGTAGAAAAATTAAGTTAGCGGATTTAGAAACGAGCCACTTGGAGAATATTATTAAATGGATTGAACGTAAATCAAAAGAAGGATTAACTGTAAGAATAGGTGGTGGGTCATGTGCAGAAGATATGTGGTATGATGAAGAAACTTACTATGGCGAAGAAGCAAAAAGCCAACTTAATTTTTCAGACTACAAAGCTGAATTGGAACGTAGAGTTAGCAGTTGCAGCTAACGTTTTGCAGATTGGCGTTGTTGCAACAGAATTTAATTAGAAATACAAAACTTAATATTATGACAAAAGTACCAAACGAAGAACAAAGCAATAACGCCAATGTGCTGTTACCTACCGTTTTTGTTGGCTATGATAAAGAAGGAAACGAGATTTTAAGTAATGAATGTAAGCCGAAGAAAAAGTGCGGTGATAGCGATTGGTGGTTTGATAAAAGAAGTAAAATGTTTAGGCGATACTATACCTACCATGATGAATTAAATGGATTGCAGACCGTGTACGAGCAATGCGTTGGTGTTCCTAAAAATGGCAGGTAACGT